GAATAATTTAATTGACTGGGTGTTGGAAAATGAAACCCCTACTATCCAAATCAAATCCCCAAAGGTAAAAGCGTTAATGTACTGCAAAGAATCGGTAGAGAAAATCGGATTCACTTGGGAAGAAGTAATGTCTAAGAATAGAAAGCCTGGGTTAGTGGATGCGCGAAGGTGTGTTTCAAGGCATCTACTTCTAAACGGATTCACTACGGTATCGGTAGGGGAAGAATTAAACCTTGACCACTCGACTATCGTTTACCACAAAAAAAAGTTTAAAACCCTTCACGAATACGATGCAAGTTTTCGTCATACGTGGGCAGAATTTTCAAGGCTATGAGTAAAACAAAAGACATGCGCCAAGCAAGGCAACACCTAAACGAAGGACAAGACTACGTCCTTTTTTCCGTATCCCGCGACAAGATATTCGTAGACTATAAAGATAACGCTTCTTTGAATATCATAGGGGATTTAGCGGTAGCCAATAAAGACTTCGCAAACTATCTCGAAGAAGTTTTACGTGCCATTAAAAACCAAAAAGATGAAGACGAAGCAAGTACCGATTAGTCAAATATCGATTGATCCCCATAACCCAAGGACGATAACTAAAGAGAAGTTTGAAGAACTTAAACAAAGTATAATAGACTTCCCTGAGATGCAGTTAGTGAAGCCTTTGGTTATAGCAGACGGTTTAGTAATAGGGGGGAATATGCGGCTACTGGCTTTTAAAGATTTAGGTTATAAAGAAGTGTACATAAATGACGTTACCGAATGGTCACAAGCGAAGCGTGACGAGTTTATGATAAAGGACAACTCGCACTTCGGAGCGTGGAACTATGACACTTTAGCGAACGAATGGGATGTGCTACCGCTTCAAGATTGGGGGTTGGATATTTGGAAAGAGATGGCACAAGAAGCCGTAAACGAATTAAAGGATAAAGGTCTAAAGATAGACTTCAACCCTGACGATTATGATACCGCACACGAGTTAGTTACATCGTTAAAGAACCTGGACTTCTATGTTGGGGGGTTAGTATTAGAAGCACTAAGAAAGCAGTTTAAATAACTTGACAAAACTTGACAAAATGAAAGTATCGGATGCAGAGTTTTGGAGTGAATTAAGAAAGAATAAAGCACTCTATACAAGGACGGCAAGGTCGTTAGAATTAAAGTACAATATCACCTACTCAAGACAAGCGGTAAAGGATAGAGCTGAAAAAGACTTAGACCAACTAAACGACATAGTAGAAGAAAACTTAGACGTAGCCGAAGAAGTCCATCATAATCTAATGATGAGCCAGGATGAGAAGATTCAGATTAAGGCAACGCAGTTCTATTTGAAGAACAAAGGAAAAGGGAGGGGGTATGTAGAGAAACAACAAATAGAGATTAACGAACCGAAGCCTTTTAAATGGTTTGACGATGAATAAAGATTTAGAAATAATAGAAGAAGCAAAAGAAATAGCAGAACTTCTTATAATTCAAGAACTAAGATTGTATCACGAAATCACAAAAGATTTAGTATATGAACAAAGGGAACAAGTTTTGTTAGAAAGGATTAAAGCTTTAGAACAAAAGTTTATTGACGGTTGAAGCAACCGACTACATACTACCAAGCTAAGAAGTCTAAAGCGAAGATTCAAGTACACCAAGGGGGATCACGTAGCGGAAAGACCTACTCCATTTGCCAGGTATTAATTCAGCTTTGCTTTAGGAATAGGGGTGCGGGTATTGTTATCACGATAGTGCGTAAAACATTCCCCGCTTTACGTTCATCCGTTATGCGTGACTTTATGCAGATACTAACCGAGGGGGGAAACTACTACGAAGAACACCACAACAAAAGCAACGCTACCTATAACCTATTCGGAAACCTTATCGAATTCATTTCAGTCGACCAGCCTTCAAAATTAAGAGGCCGTAAAAGAAATCTTTTGTACGTAAACGAGTGTAACGAAATCAGCCTCGAAGACTGGAGGCAATTACTACTCAGAACAACGGGAGTAGAAAACGGTCCAAGTATAATAATCGATTACAACCCATCGGACGAACACCATTGGATTTATGAAACAGTCTTAGAGCGCGATGACTGCGACTTCTTTCAAACCACATACTTAGACAACCCCTTTTTAGAGCAATCCGTTATAGACGAGATAGAACGCTTTAAAGAAACGGACGAGAACTTTTGGCGCATATATGGACTGGGTGAACGAGGGGTTAATGTGTCGGCTATCTTCCCACAATGGCAAGTGGCTGACGCTATCCCTGAACGTGCCAAGCTTGTAGCATACGGATGTGACTGGGGTTTCACCAACGACCCTACCGCTATCGTTTCGGTATGGCGTGAAGACTATTCTTTATACATTGAAGAACACCTTTACAAGACGGGATTAACGAACCAAGATATTAGCAGAGAGTTAGACGAATTGAGATTAGATAGAACGCCGATTATCTGCGATAGTGCCGAACCTAAAAGTATCGAAGAACTACACCGATTTGGACACAACGTTAAGCCGTCCAAGAAAGGTCCTGATAGCATCAGGTTAGGGATTGACATAATGAAACGTCATAAGATATTCGTGTTAAAGGATTCACTAAACGCACAAAAGGAGTTCCGCAATTACCGATGGGAGGTAGACCGTAATGGAACGCAACTAAATAAACCCATTGACAATAACAACCATATTATCGATGCAGTCAGGTATGTATGTATCAACCGCATCGGCACACCGTATTCAGGTAAATACTTTATAACATAAACCTTATCCGTAAACACGCACGTTTTACGCACGTTTTGCGTAAACCCGTACGATTCCCGTACAAAACCCGCAAACCCGTAAATACCACCTTAAAAACCGTAAACCCCGCAAAATGAAAATAACCGTACCCGATTCACTTGCAGACATAACAGTCAAGCAATACAAACTATTAGCCGATTTAAAACTTGATGAGAAATCAACCGAGTGGATAGTGGAAGCTATTTGTATAATGTGCAATCTTTCCAAAGAAGAAACGAACCAACTCACGATTCCTGAGATGGAACGTATCAGCACCATTATAAGCCGCATAAATGACGCGGACGGACAAGATGAGAAGCTATTAACAAAATTGGATTACAAGGGAAAGCGGTATGGTTTCCACCCGAACCTATCGAAGTTAACCGTAGGAGAGTTTGCCGATTTAGAAACGTATTGCTCACAAGGTTTGTTCGATAACCTGGGTTATATTATCAGCATCCTTTACCGACCTATCAAAACCGAATCGGGCGATTTCTACACGATAGAATCGTACAAAGGTGACGGTGACCCCACGTATTGGGATGACTTGAAGATGGACGTAGTAATGGGAGCCATCAATTTTTTTTTGTCTATCGGCGTGATATTAACAAAAGATTTAGCCAACTCTTTAGTGGAGGCGGAGAAGGCAATCTGATAGCTGAGAAGTGGGGATGGTATTCTACTATCCATTTTCTTGCGGGTGGTGATCCCTTGAAAATAGAGGCGGCAACCGAGATAGAAATAGAATCGGCTTTTACATTCTTATCTTATGAACAAGACAACAGTCGCAAAGACAAAGCGCCTGACGTAACCCAGTACCGATGAAGTCATACAAACAAATAGTTGAGCTTTTAGAAGACATAGAACAGAAGCACTTAATCCTTCAATCGTTTCACGCAGGACCTTTAGACCAAGTCGATATTGCGAAACTCGGACAACCCGATTATCCGCTTTTGTATTGCGAGATTATGGGGGTAACGATAGACAATGGGGTGCTAACGTATGACATTGAATTGTTGGTAGCGGATATGATTCTGCCCGACCTAAAGAATAGGACGCAAGTGTATTCGGATACCCTTCAACTGCTTCACGATGTACTCGATATGTTTATTCAGTCATTAGCGAATAGCAATACAACGGTAGATGACGATTACAAGTTTGAACTACCTGCAACGTGTACACCTTTCACGGCGAGATTCGACAATGAACTAACGGGGTGGAGTGGTTCTTTCTCTATTGAGGTGTCAAACTCTAACAACCTTTGTATCGCACCTTATAGCTGATGTCTAAACCTACGATTGAAATAGGGGGTAAGACGTACCCAATGACTAACCTTAACAAAACGCTTGAGAAGATAGGGAAGATGTGGCGCAAGAACGCGCGTATCTCTTTACGTATGCAAGACAAAGTTAACACGGGTGCGTTGTATGATTCTATCCCCGTAATTGTAGGAGAAGATTCTGATGGGTATTATGTGAATATCACACCCCAAGTTCACTACTGGGAGTTCGTAGATAAGGGAGTGCAAGGGGCAAGTAAAAAC